TATTTATTGACTTGAGCTTTTAATGACATTTCACCTATAATAGAATTAGTTTTTTCTTGTTTGGTGGGTGTGATGGCAATTACAACATAATTGCTTAATCTTTGAATATCTGATAATTGTTTAGGGTCATGAATTAATAAAACCTTAGTTGGGTCACGATAATCTATATATTTACTCCATAATTCATTAACCATTTTCCAATTTCCCGTTAAACGAGCTTGTTGTCTGGCAGCTTTTAATTCAGGATCATCTTTCCCATTAATACCATTAATCTTGATTTCATCTAAATCCTCATATTGATCAGGATATGTTTGAACAACCGTAGTTTTACCAGCACCACTCTGACTTGCTACGATTGGACGATGATATACAGTTGGCATATTTTCCATAATATCATAATGATTAAAATGAGGAAAATATTCACCGTCGAATCTGTCAGTCCTAAAATTAAATTCACCAAGTCTACTTCTTAATGTAGGTTCAATTTTTAAAGGATCTTTTTCCGTCTGTTTATAAAAATCTGTTATATCAGTTCCAACTACTATTTTATTATTTATTTGTTCTAATGCATAATTCTTTCCCTTTTCAAGGATTAATGTATTAGGATTATTTTTAATTTGTGGAATTAAATTAGGATGGACCGTTATAGCAATAGCATTACATACCGGTTCAGTAACTCCAAATATATAAGCTCTTTGTAATGCTTGATATCTAGCAGTAAAAATTGATTGAGCTTCTTTGGCATTTTCATGATTTGCATATGATAAATGATTCAATAATTCTAAAACTTTAAATGTAAACGGAGAACATCGTGAATCGTACTCCGTTGCATCTGCTTCTATTAATATAGCATTAGGATTATTTTTTTTGAAATCATATAATTTAGTAAACAAATATTCCATGTTCTGATTTAATATCATACCCATGCCCGCACCCGTATCACGCCAATTTTGTCTTTTATTACGTTCTAATTGAACAATCATATCCATAAAATATGAAAATAAATCCTGTGCCACAACAGTACGTAAATTTTTATTATTATGAACAACTTTCTCAATATCAACCACCTGAGATTTTACAAAAGCATGATAATATTGAATGGGGTATTCACCCTTGTTAAGAGAATCTAATGTTTTTTTTATAAGAACCTTATCAAAACCAGCATTATAAAGAGCTTCTCTTGTTTTCATTTGTGATAAAAATGGTAAACCAGGACTACACCCTTTTTTTTCATTAGATTTAATATAATTTGCTATTGACTGAGGGTGCATAATTTGAGCATCTTCAAAACTCGATTTATATTTATCAAATATCGCTTCTGCGATTTCTTTTGCAAAATCTTCATCATCTTGTGAAATAGGATTATATTGAGGACGATATCTTGTAATACTTTGACGAATTTTATCCGGTTTTTTCTTTGATAAATAAACGCCATCACTCCCCTGTTTTACTTTTGCAGTATTTAAATACCTTTTAACCCGCTCATTATATTGTTTATCAAATGTATATTCAGATGGAGTTAATCCCAAAATTTCAGCTTCAGCATCACTCATTACAGGAGCATATTTAGAATTAGGTTCGAGAACAGGGACACGTCTATGCATTGATTTAACAGGGTCATAATTAATACCAAGGTCTTTTGCATTTTGTTGAATATCTGCAACAAAGGAATAAAAATCTTGAATTGTATCCTGTCTTGGTTGTGCATGAACAATTGATAGATTTTTAAGAAATTCATTTCTAGCGACTAACATTGGAGTTTTTGTAAGACCACTTAATGCCCAAACGGTTTTAATTCTCAACGCATTTGGTTTATCAAATGTTCTATCAAATAACAAGTTAACTGCTCCCCACAATATTAACCAACTAGTTTTACATAAAGAAAATAATAAAGTTGATAAATGAAAAAGAAAATCACATAATTGTTTCATATAATTTAATACTTTTGTTCCCCGTGATATTAACCAATCGATAAAATGACCTACAAATGGTGAATCGGAAATTACCGTTGTCGCTTTTTTAATTTCAATTAAAAAAATTTCCCACCAACTATTCTTATTTAATACTTGTGGTATTGTGGCATTTTTTAATAACGGTTTTATATGCGACATTTCTTGTTCGGATGGTTCTTTTGATAATAATGCAGCAAAAGTCATCATTGATACATGGTCAATTTGATCATCATTTAATGTAGAATAATGTTTCATTATTTCATTCATTGTTGTTATTTGTGCAATTCTTTCAGGTAAACTTAGAATATTTTCAATTGATTTTTTC